TACCCCTTGCTTTTGCAATAGCGGCACTGGCGCGCTCAAACATGCAACCGTCGCCGTCGTCGTTAAAGTTTTCTTGACGTTGGCACATGGCTAACAATTCTTCTAACGCTCCAAGCAAATCAGGCGCAGCGGCAAATAATTGAGCAAGCGCCAAGGTTTTATTAAAATCGCCGTAATTCAATACATAAGCCACCTGAATGTCGGGGTTATCTACTTCCTGTATATACATTTCACAGTCACTGCATTCGCCGTATGTAAGAGGTTTAATTGTGCTAGTCATTTCTTCCCCCTTGCTAGTATGGCTTCTAGTGTTGAGGCAAATGTATTCCAGTCACCCCCAAGCAAGTCCATACCTGCTGAATGCCATGCTTCATATACTGCATCAAAGAATAACCCTTTGTGTAATTCAGCGAAGCGTTCAAGCGAGCCGTCAAGCCTAAACTGTATTGACCCGGTTCCCGTCATGGCTCCGGCTTCTTGCGCTATGCGAATAATGTCTTCTTTAGTCATTTATGTCCCCAATGCGTCTTGCTGTTTTGTATTTACTGTACCTTTTCAAAATGTCGTCTTTAGTCATTTATGCCCCCAATGCGTTAAAAATAGCCTGCACTTGCTCATAAGTCAGGCCGAAAGAAAGAATTAGCAAAGCCGCAAAACTTACTCCGGCCAGCCCCCAGGTTATGCACTCCATTACAATGCGTCCTATCATTTCATTCTCCTTAATCTCTATCGCCACCATTTTCGTGACGGCACGAAAATGCTATGCTTTCTAAATAGTAATCACGTTGTGCGTTTTTTGCTTTGCGTAGCGTCTCATCATCAATCTCAATTAGATTTTTGCCGTGCAACCAAACAATATATGAAGGTTCTATTTCTATCACCTCTTCTATTGTTTTACCTTTGAATTTTCCGAATTCAATCATTTCACCCTCAACTCTTCCAATTTTTCGCGCAGGCAGTCAGTTAAATACGGGTAACTTGTGCCAGCATTGCCCTCTAAAATTACCGAAACCAGTGTTTCTATGCTGTAATTGCCGAATCCGGCAATTTCTATGCGTTCATCTTTGAAAATTACTGCGTATTTAAATATGCTATTCATGCTAATCGCTCCATAAAGTCAATGACTTCATTGTTGATACGGCTTTCTTCTTTAACAGTCAATTTTTTTTCAAGCCAGTTTGCTTTGTAACCTTTACGGTCACAAATAACCCAATTCATGCGGCCGCACAATGTGCCTTCGTCATCGTCGCTCATATCATAATCAAGCACGGCAGCAATGCAGGGAATGCCGCCTACTGTAGTCTGTACGTCAGCTATGCTGTTATGCGTAAATTTCATTTCAATCTCCTGTCTATGAACATAATTATACACACATTAAAACAGAATGCAAGCGAAAAAAAACCCGGCACAAAGGCCGGGTTAAGTTACCACAGGAGAGATTATTTTGACTGACCTCGGCTTACGAACCAGTAGCCAAGCACCGCCGAAGCCTGCCCGGTTATCCAGGCGAAGGCTTGCATGGCCGCATCGTATTTCTGTTCTGTACTCAAAGCGTCCCAGCCGGTGCCGAGGCGCTCGACAAGTAGCCAGTTTAGGTACAAAGCCATGCTAACAAGCAACAGCGTCAGCACAGGGCGTATCAAGCGCCTGAATGCGTCTGTCAGTATCAACAACCACGCCCAACCACCAGCGCTTTTTATTTCCTCTGCGCCCAGATTATCGGCTGCATGGGCTTGTCCGATTGCTGTCATCCGGGATGATTCTATCTCACCCTCAGATTCCGCAACGGCAACTTGCAGCCGCCCTTCCGCTTCGATCTTGGCAAGCTCTCGATCTTCTTTCCTCAGTTCTAGCTCGTGGGCATGGTCAAGCCGTCTGATCTCAATATCAGCTTTTTTGTTCAGAAACGCAAAAATGCCGCCAATCAAACTGCCGACCGTGCTTGAACCAAGAATCGCTAAAATCGCGCTTAACATATCACCTCCAAATTAAACGGCTTTCCATCAGCCCAATTCATTAGTTTTCTAAGCGCAGGGCGTGAAACAAGCCCGGCAGCCTGCATTTTACCGCTGGGTATCTTAATCGAGCCAAGTCTTTCGGCTGGCGCAATACATCCGTGAAGCTGAGTTATCCACCCATTATACACATCCCCTGCAAGGTTAGATGCGTGTATAAGTATGTGACTACGCCCAGGCACGTTCTGAACCCCATAAACTTTCCCGAATCTTGGGCTATTCACCAAAGCGCACTGATACGTCCCGGTCGGTATGCAACTCACTCGGCGTGCATTGTCGCGCCACGGCAATTCGACCGTGTGCAGTACGTTTCCACCGAAATATAACCTGCCAAACGTGCCTTGGTCTGTACTGTTTCCGCGCTTTAGCGTGACAATCATCTGTCTATGCAAGAAGCAACCAAACGGTATTCTTTGGGCATATCTTTCAGCAATTTAGCTTTTGCCAGTTCGCACGTTTGCTGCGAACCGTGAACCGTAGTGATGGGCTGGGTCATCGTGCCGTTTGCCATTACAAAAAACGCTATTAAGTATGTCATTTGTCTGCTTTGTTTAGTCGTTGCTCAATCTGGCTGATCTTAGCATCAAAAAGCTGGTCTTTAACCTTCAGTTCCATCAAATCTTTAGTCATGGCGTCTTGTTTTTGCATCACTTCCTTGCCCAAACGAACCGCGCTTTCTAGTTGAATTTTCAGGTCGGCGGCCTGCCATCCGGCATAAAACAAAGATGAAGCAACAACACCAAAACCGCCAATAAGCCAAGTAATAGGCACCTCATAACGAATTGTCATCTTTTGTGGTGGTTGAATTTCGTTCATAATGTCTCTTTATTGCTAATCATCCAAATGTGTTGTGGGGTAACTCTTGAAAACGTGCCAAGTCTAAACAATGGTTCGTTAGCTTGTGAGAAAGCCCACGCAACAAGTTCTGAACAAAACCACTTATTTGTTTTTTCCCAATTACGCCTAGCCACAAAACCAAAAATTGCACCAATATCATAGGGTTTGCCAACTTGAGACCGTGCTGCCTTTATTATTTCAGCATCGTTTTTAGTCTTGACTTCAGCAATTACCCAACTTTCATATTTATTCTTTGCTTCTTCAAGTTTAGACACCCGTACTTTAGGCCATACTGCTTCGATAATCTCGTCGCCGTCAATAATTCCGACATGGCTCCAGTCGCTCCACGTCAACACGCGAATTGCGACAGAAGCAGGTAGATTACTCGTGCAAAACAACAGTTTCACAAAGTTGCCGCCAAATTAAAAAGGTCATCTAGCTGCGCTTCTGTTAAATTTAATGCCACGGCAAGCGATTGCAATAACGGCCTATTACGCTCGACAGCGCTGGAAAATTCCCATTCTATGCGCGCTGCCTCACCTTGAGAACCTGGCAGGTTTTGAATGGCAATATTCACCTGTTCAAGCAAACCAGTTTGCAACAACGCTAGGCGCGCCTGTCTCATGGTTACAGACAGTGGCGCATCTGGCGGGTTCAATTCCCTGTCAATTTTCACAATCATGGGTTACTTTCAAAAGTATTTGATTCACTACCGACACCATCGGTCAAATCTTCGTCGTCGCACGTCCAATAGGCTCGTTCGCTCCTGTCCGCAGGTAACTCACTAGCGTCGATGATTTTGTAAGGCTTTCCTGCCGGTACATCTTTAGCCGCAATAGCCCCAATGCCATACAGCTCAAGCGCTTCAACCGTGGGGCGAATAACAGCCAAAACACCATTGTTTTGTTTGTAGATTATGACTTGCATGGTTATGGTCCTTTAGCGGAAGATAGCGACATGCACTTGCGGGCAGTCTTCGTTGCTAGAGCCTGCATAAAGTGTGCCGACGCGAACAGAAGATGTGGTCAAGGCGGTTACGCCTTGCTTTAGCGCGAGCGAGTTCCCGCCATCGTTAGTGGCATTGCGCTGGGCAGTGCCGGCCACCATATAATTTGCATCAGGCATCGCCGTGATGAAGTTCACCGTATAATCGCCCGTGCCATTATCCGTGATGCTGCTGACATTACCAGAAGCGCGAATAGCAACAGTGCCAGTGCCGTTAAAGTTCACCCATGCGCGGCAGGCAAATTGAGGCAGTAGAGCCGTGCCGCCCGGTATGACGGATAACTGAGAGCCGTCAGGGGCTATTTGAAACCGTGTCGCGCCGTTATTGAAAAATGCAGTGACTCCAGCCGCTGTGGTGTTTGCCACAAAAAGACTAGTACCGATCTGAACAAATTCACCGTTATTCGCCCCGCTAGAAACTACCAGGCCAGTGGGTCCAGAAGGCTTTGCCACATGAAGCCCATAGACTGACGGTGAAATCGTCCCAATGCCAACATTGCCACTTGTATCCCAAAATAAACCACCAGTGGATAATTTAGCTGGAGTGACAGAACCATTAGGTATAGCCAAAGGACTACCATCTGACCTTTGATAACCAGCAACCCTCCACCCATTAGCCGGGCTTCCGCTCGGCACCACAATAGCGCTATCCCCTGCTGCCGTGGTGATGTTAGCCGCGCCGGGAAGTATCAGCGTAGTAGCGTTATGGGTCAGCGTAAGCGCACCGTCGAAACGAACATATCGAGGCCCGTTGTAGTTCGTGCCAAAGCTCGTGATCGTCGTCGTGCCGGTTATGTTCAGAAATACCGAGTTCTGCGCGCCTATGTCCGTAGTGGTCGCGCTTACCAGGTTTTGGGGCGTTCCTTGGCTGAATAATTGTTCCCAGCGTACAGAATCGCCAGTGGCAGACCCGGCACCAAGCCCGGTCAGCTTGTTTCCGGTCATAGGCAGGTTCCCGGTGGCCGGCGTTTGGCCGTCAGACGAAAGCGACTGCGTAAGCGCTGCCGCTATGTCATTAGCCAGGTTTTGCCAGTCTGCCGCAGTAGCGGAAACCCCGTTGATAGCAGGGTTCCAGCTATTCACTGGTAGACTGTATACTCCGCTTCCGTTACGTGACATTTTTTTCCTTTATTGGGTACTTAAAACAGGGACAGCAGTTGGCAAAGATTGTCTTAAAGCGTTAATCAAAGCTTGATTTTGTGGGCTTGCTTGAGATGCTAATCTTCTAGCCAGAGCCGGGCTATTTAATGCTGAACTTACACCATAAGCAGCAGGAGCCGTTGCTAATATTCTTGGGTCAAAATAAGAGCCAACAGCAAAAGCGCTACCTAAAGTATTTTGAGCAAAAGCTCGCGGACTGCCGCCTGTTTGCGCGACACGATCAGCAACAAACCTAGACCCCATTTGCGCCGCTTCGCCTAGTGGAGTATTGCTTGCTCCCCTTCCGTATTGCTGGAATACAGCATTAGGCAACAAAGCGGCAGGAACATCGCCCATTTCTCTACCAGCAACTCCGACCTCACCTTTAGCCAGCAAAGGTTCTACCGTTTTGAATGCTCGGTATTGCTGTTTGTTCATAGTCAGCGCGGCAGCATCCTCCGGCGTTAGTCCCCGACCAAATGCGGATAGCACTGATTTTCTAAGATCGCTTAATAACTTTTGATGAAACCCTTTTTCTCCTTCAGCGACGATTCTTAATCGAGATTGCCAGTTGTTTGCAAAATTACCGGGGATTGCTCCGTTTTCTTGCCTTCGTAGCAAGTTTCCGATTATCTTGTCAATTTTTGTTATTTGTTCCGGGTCAAGATTTTCAGCAGCTTCTTGTTGTATTTTTGCAATGTCATCAGCTAGATTTGAATCTAGTACGAGTTTATTATTCCCCCACAGACGATTAAACTCAGCGCCCAACCTCTTACTCGCGTCGTCCATTACGTCTGGTGTTAGTTTGTCAAACTCAGCGCCAAAAGATTTCCCTACCTGACGATTAAACCATTCTTGTTTTGCTTTTGCAGCCGCGTTTGCAGGTCGTCCGATTATTGGAAGGTCAGCTAAAAATGATCGTATTCCTTTGACCATTGCATTTTCAGATAAATCAGCAATACCAAGTGGGGCGCCGGCGGTTAATGCTTTTTTTACTAACGGATTATTAACATCTGGACGAATTGCAGAACCTATTGCCTGCCCAGCCATTCCAGCACCACGAACAGCCGCAGGCAATGCAGCGCCAAAAATTGCACCAGTGTCAGCTTCTTCAGGATTGACCAAACCAGCAGCAGTAGCGCCGGTAGTAGCGCCGCCAGCCGTCCGTAATCCAGCGTTTGCAAGCGTAGCGCCCCTACCGCCTTGAATGCCGGGCGACACTAAACCGCCACCACGCAGCGCATTGACTATGGCAGGCGCGGCTCTTAGCGCTTGAGCGCCTTTTGCTAAAATTCCGGGCGCGCCAGCGGTTCCCGCTATTTCAGTAGCAAGTTTACCGCCTTGATAGCTTAAAGACTCAGGCTCAGCGCCCAAGTTTTTTAGCCCTTCCTCTGTCGCCGCTCGCCTGTCAAATTGTTTGAACCCGCCTACCCCTGTTTTTTCAGACAGGTATTCAGCCGCTACATCTACTGGCTTTAGCAACGTCGCCCCAATATTAGCAGCGCCGCGAATAGCCCCTAAAGTGCTTTGTACGGGCAGTGAACCCATTACCTCTTGTTTAAGCATTTCTCCGAATGACGGTTTTTGCGTTGCGCCAAGTCGTTGTTTAACAACTCTCTGGATCACATCCTGAGAAGTTCCTTCGGGAAATTCCAATACTGTACCGTCTGGCAATTCGGCTTCTATCATGGTATTAAATTCCCTTGAGCGTCATAACGAAGTCGGTTTTTGGGAATGGCAGGTTGTTCAATTTTAGGCGCGCTTGGCGCTATTCCGCTTTGCGCAGTTCTTGCGCGTTCTACGCCTTTGCGAATAATAGACTGAAATTCTCGTGCAGCTTTTATAAACTCAGATTCGCTCCCAGCGGCATCCATTCGAGCAATTGCATCAGTTGCTTTTTTACCTTCAACCTCAGTAATTGCACCCCCTCCTTTAAGAGATTCAAATGCTTGTAAGAACTGTTGCCCTTTGAGTTGGTCAAGACGAATATCAAAATCTTTAGCAGGAGTGCCTGGAATTTTTTGGATTCCAAGCAAACGACTCGCCCCGACCGCTTGTTTCATTCCTGGGGCATTTAACAAATCATCAACAAGACGAATTGTCTCTTCACCTTGCGTTATTGCTTTTGGAGCTTCTAATCGCGATTCTGTACGCATTTTTGCTTCGGTTGTTGCTGCCGCTTTTGCTCCAGCTAAAGAACCTTGTAAGGTCGGGTCATCAGAAGCTTTGATAACCGGCTGACCATTGATGGAGCCAAGCGACAATTCACCTGTACGCGCATTGCCCACGGCGATGCCCTGGGGTGTTCCGATGAACTGGTAATACCCTTGTTGCTGCGGCTGCATACTACGGCGCAACTCAACCATTTCGCGCTGGAATTGGCGTTGCATTTCGGCTTGTTCTGCTGCGCTGGCGTTTCTAGCCTGTAGTTCTGCCATGCGCGACTCTTGCTGGAATCGAAGCTGGTCCATACGAGCCTGTCGTGCTGTTTCAGCCTCTTGCTGACGGAATGCTCGATCTTCAACCCTTTGAGCCGCTGCCGCTTCCAGTTCAGGAATTCGACTAATTCCTTGCATTGCCATCTGACGATAGCCAGCATCAGGCGCACCCATCAATGCTCTATAAGCGCCTGGCATATCTTGTGGCTCTGCGGGTCTTGGTGGGCCAGCAACATCGGGCGGCAATACTTCAGCCGGTCGGCCTAACGCTTTTTCGGTGAAACCGCGAAGCGCGTTAGCTAAAGCTTTTTCTCTTTCACTTCCGATTTGCGTTATTTCTTCCTGCGCCATTTGTTGCCCACGCATACCGCCGAGCGAACGAAGGCCAGCGGCTAGATATTCAAGCGGGTTAGGGGCAACGTATATATTCCCCACCATGCGGCCTTGCGGAGCTTGGTATTGAGCTTGCTGGCCGTAGCGTAATGCTCTTTCACGCGCTAGTTGCAGTTGTTGTTCGTAGTCTGTCATGATTACCTTCCAAACAAACTAGGGAATTGTTTGCCAAAGAAATTCCCGCCCAAAGAACCGCCGCCAGCAACCGGCAGCCCGGCAATTCCCATCCCTAATCCAAAAATGCCGCCCAACGGGCTGGAGGCTTGCTCGGCGTTGTAAGCGTTCAATTGTGCGCCGTATTGAGCATTAGCAGCATTCAGGTAATCAGGGCCTTGCGTAGCGTTTTGCAGTGCAAATTGCTGGAACTGAGGCGCTTGCACTTGGTTGCCAGAGCGTAGCGCGTTAATCAGGTTGAGCGGTCGGTCTTGCAGATAAGCCTGTTCTTGAAGTGCGGCAGCACGGTTAGCTTGGTCAAGACTGATACCCTGCATTGCAGCTTGCGTCATCAGATCATTAGCTTGCTGGTTTTGCATCGCCATCTCACGCGAGAATGCGTCAGAACCGAGACCAATGCCGGTATTAGCCAGCCGTTGCCGGGTGGCTTCTTCTTGCGCCTGTAGTTGTGGCCTAAGTCTTGCCAAAATCGCTTCTTGCGCGGTCTGTCCGACATTTATACCTCTGGTCGGTAAACCGCTAACGTCTAGCTCAGGGTTTTCAAATATCCGGCGAGCGCGGTCAAAACCAAGGTTGGCAACCTCGCCGTATTTCCGATTGAGCGCTAGTTGCTCGTCAAGTGCGGATTGGGCTTCCGGGGTCAAATTGGTGTATTGTTCCCATACGCCATCATCATCGGTCGGTCTTTTATAAGTCAAAGAACCCCAGGGGGTGTATTGATTTATGCGGTTCGCTTTAGTAGCGTATTTTGCGGCCTCTAAATTGCCAGCCGCCGTTTGTTCTGCCGCGCCGCGATAATCTGGCGGGGGGGGTGGGCTAGAGCTGCACATATTTACCTCAATTCATAAACCATTTCGGTTGCCATATTCTTAAACCCCATTCTTTGCCATAACTTGCTAACTCTTAAGTCAGTCACGGCTGTACAATAGGCTTTTTGAACGTCAAGTTTTTTTAGTTCAGCCAATACATGCTGCACTAATTTCTTTCCTATGCCATTCCGATGGTTTCGGGTAACGAATAACGCATCTTCTTTGGCTATTTTATCACCGTTATGCATATCATTGGTAATATAAATCAAACAATATCCGACACATTCAGCGTCGTGTTTTACAATAAAAAACTTTAACCAGCCATCATTATTAAATTTGATGTACCTGTCTAGTTGCGGATTAAATGGCGAAATTTTTATGCCATCTTTTTCTAATCGTTCTTTCATTTCTTGGTAATGCTCACTCGTCAATCGGCAAAAATCAGGCAAATTGTTTGCTATTTTTGCTTCATGAAAAGTGTACATATTTAGCCTTATAAAACAGAGTTGGCAGGCTGGTAGACATAATCGACATTGGTGAATCGTACTTCTGCCCCGTTATTTTGCACTTTAAGCCTTAGTGCGGCAGAGTTTGCCACCGCCCCGACAGTATTCCAGCCAGTCGTCGAACGTGACCCGCCGCCCCAAACCATTGAACCCCATGTCATTGAACCCCACACCATACCCGTAGGTGCGACAAAACTTAACGTACCTTGTGGGTCTTGTGCCAGATAGTTTGTATTCAGACCGTAAACAGCAGTCGGGTTTCCGCTTGTTAAAATGTACGGGCGCACCATGGTGAAATACTTATTGAATGCCTTGTTGCCAAAGTAACCGAAGGCGGTCAGGCAGTCAGATTGAATAGGCGCGGACACGTCAACATTAGACACCCACGCTTTGTAGACTTTGGTGTTGTCTGCGTAATAAAGCCCTGTTGAGGCACGCAACAACACGTTCGCATTCCAGCCGGTGAACTTAGTCCATGCGCCAGTAATTGTGTTTTGTGCGAACTGATACGCCCCGCCGGTTGCCGGTACGTTCAATAACATCATGTTTTCTTCGGGGAAAAGACACAATTGCCACCCGAATGCTGACGAGAAAGAATTGGCAGCTATTGAGACACTATTCTGTATTTTGTCGGTCAAAGCCACTCGTCTATCGACACTTGCGGACAATAACCCTCTGCCTAAAGGAAATACACCCTCGGTCGTATTAACAGCTAGATCGCCGCCGTACTTTGCCGCGCATCGTCTGCCTAGTGGTCGCCCAAGCTGAAACACGCCAATGATCGAAAAATCACCGCCCGCACCTGGATTGCTTCCTCGATAAACCGCTACCTCGCCATTAGTAGATAGCACGACAAAGTGATCGTCAGCGCCAGAGCCAGCGTCAACCGTCCATGTATAACAAGCCTGAATTGAACCGCCATTTCTAAACACGCTTGACAAGTCAAGAGTGCCAGCAGCGCCCCCAACCTGACCAACCGGCAGAAATGCCACCGTCATACTGTTTTTAACGACAAAGTACAACCTCGACTTAAACACGCAAACATGCACCAGGCTGGTAGTCGTCACGCCTGTAATCGAAGGCGACGACGCTCCATCAATGGCCGTCCAAGTGGTCCCATTGAATAACTGAGGCTTATCTACCCCGTTGACCAGGTACAGAAAAGACCCGCCAGCGGTCGTCACGTTAGCATCTTGCCATTGCGCCGAAGTCTGGCCGGTAACGACTGCCGCGCCAAGCGTTCCAGCGGTTGTAACGTCAAATATAGACCCGCCAGCCGCAGCAAATAGCTTAGATACGCCTGACGTTGGAAGATACTCAACCAGCGTTTGCACTGGGTTTGTAAAGCCAGTAACGTGGTTTGCGCTACCTTTTCTGATGCCTAAGTAACCCGGATATGGCCACCAGTTTTCAAGAATGGGCGCGTACTGAGCAGGCATGTCGGCAATGCTATCGCGGTCATTGAGACCACCAACTGGGGCGGGAATAGAGGTAGCGCGTGCTGTTGCCATTATTTGATGCCCATTAAGCCTAATGGCTGATTGTTGCGCTCCAATATTCTGAGCATGTTTTCATTTCCGGGAAATACCACAAAGTTTGAAGTGCCAGCGCCAGCGCCGCGACTGCCTTGATCTAAGTATCGAATGCCGGGGATACCTAGCTCATTGAGTCGCAAAGAAACGGCTTGGGGAGTGTTGCCTAAGTTTGTTCTTCCTGAAGTTATATTGAGCCCAGTTGCATCTTCCAATGCTTCACGCTTTGTCGCGTACGTATTGCCGCCATATTCCCAATAGTCGCCGCGATTAACAGGCGCATCGTTTATAGCGTTAATTATTGTTTTGTCGCCTGACTTTAGTAGCGCCGCCCGCACTTCCGGTGCTTGCTGACTTAATGGCTTATCCCAATCCAGCATTTTTGCTATAGCTTCGTCTGGTAGGTCTACTTTGTAAAGCGCGCCTTCTGGTTTAATAGTTTTTACTATTGGGCGCTCGCCAGCATCTAATAATTTTAATGCTTGTTTTGCGGAATCGGTAACGGATTTTGCCCCTCCCGGTCTAGCTAATACAGCAAGAGACTGCCGCGCAGCTTCAACATTTCCAGATTCGTCAGACAATATGCGCGCCAAAAAATGTTTGGGAATTCCTGAATCAAGCAATTGCCCATCAACGTAATCATCAGAATGTGTTAATGCTGTTTGATATGCTTTTGCCACATCCGGCGACTCTGCCAGATACAACCCATGCCCATACGCTTGCGCGCCTTCGCCAGTTCCGATCTTGCTTGCGTCGAAACGGTCGAATTTGTGTGGGCTACCGTGCCATACAATCGCCCCGCGTTGTCCAGCAAAGCCAGGGGTGTTTAATGTAGCTGGTGCCATAGCGTTTTCAATTGCGCGGTTAGCACCTGCCGCTATTTGTGGCGCTTTGGCTGTCGCCGCCATAGGAAAAATCATTCCAAAAGTTTCGCCTACGGTTTTCGGTATTCCTTCTTGTACTGGAACGGTCAACCCTACATCCTCCATCCAGCGCGAGCCTCCCAACGCGTTTTCAGGAACAGGTACGCCCATTTTGCGAAGCCCAGCGGCTATTAAGTCCACCGGCGCAGAGACACCGCTTGCTATGGTGTTCGAGGCGCTTTGTGCGGTATCTCGCAGAGCTTTAATTATGGCTTTTTTGTCCATATCAGCCTGGGAAATTTCCGTCTTGAATGTTCCACTCGGTCAACAGAATATTACGCGGGAATGAGCCAAGTGACAATTTTTGAGCCGATTTGTCCTGCGCTTTTATGGTATCAAACATGGCGCGAAACTCGGAAACATCAAAGCTTGCATCCAAGCCTTTCGCGGCCTTCCATTGCACCTTGAGGCCGGTCAGCATCAGCGAATCATCAAACATTGATACGTCTGTGTCAGCTTGGTACTTGTACCGATAAACCCCGCCGCCAGCATCAATCCAGTTTTTCGAGACATAGAAAAACGAAAGGTCAAGGCCGCCAGTCGCAGGGTCAACCTCGACGAAGTTATTAGCTATTCTGAAACGAAGATTGGGGCCTTGGCTGATAATGGCTGATTTGTATATCTGCCACTCTTGAGTAGTCGCAGGACCTATGAGCGGCCATCGTGACGTTCTATCCCATTCGGTCTGCGGTATTTGTCTGAGCCAGTCAGTAGGCAGTGCATATTGCGACTGCCCCTGCACCGTGGTGAAGCTGTACTCTTTATTTAGCTTCTGCCACTCATATTGCCGAGAAATGTCACGTCCGAGCCTGTTTGCCAGCGCCAGCAATTGAACGACCTGCGGGTCTGTATTGCCGACAACAAAGCTCGGACTTGGTAATAACCCCAACTCGCCGGTGACTTGTTGTATCAGTTCGAGCAGGGTGTAATTCATTTATTCCTCGACTTCCTCTTTGATTTGTCGTTTGCGTTTGATTTCAGGGTTTTGCAATGAAGCTTTCAGCGCTTCAAACTCTTGCTTGAGCTTTTCGTTTTCAGCCTGCAACGCGCTAATCGGTGCATTCCCTGCCGCTGCCGCTAAGTAATCACGCGCTTTCTTGCGTAATTCCATCCAGCCAATACCGATACGCTGTAATGCAGCATCGTTGACTTCGGCCAAGTTTTCAACAGTGCGAATGCCAAAATACTCGGCTTCTTTACACTGAGACTTAGTAACCTGCGGCCATTGTGACAAAGGCGTTCCGATCACTTCGCCAGCCAGCCCCGCTTCAAATTCACGCCACTGGCGGCTATATTTTTGTTTGTAGTGCTCGTCTGCTTTTACTTCAAGAATGTTCAAACGATCACCGGGGTGTTGAATACGAATGAAAGGCATTTCCTTAAAAATAGGACGGCCAGCCTTTTCGCTTTCGTATCTTAGCTCAACGGATTCCATGAAAAATTCTACAAAACTGCCGGATTGAGGATTGCTCATATCGACTTTCTAAAAATGCCCGAGGGCGTTGATAAAACAGGGGCGCGAAGCCCCTGCCCTTAATACGTAACCCAGTTAAGGTTATTTCGACCTAAAAAACGACCTTGACCAGCAGCCGCAACTGAAAAACCGGCATTAGCAGCTAAAGCGTTAATAGCACCACCCGTTGCCGGATAGACTAAAACAGCGTTAGCCCCAAGGTTTTTCACAGTAACCTCTGCACAAGGTTCGGCCGGGGGCAAAATAACACCAGTGCTGGCTGCCGCTGTCGTTACTATGACATGAGCGCCAGTTACTAGGGTTGCCGTGCCTTGAGTTGAACCCGCAGCAGTCACGTTGTCTTGAACGTCGCCACACACCTGTTCGGTTAGTGCAGCAGCCATTCCGACACCCATACACCGTGAAGGGTAGCTCATAATCTACTCCTTAAACAGAAGCAGCAGAGAACCAGCCACGATCACCAGTCGCCATAGCAACAGCAGGCGAACGGTATGAACCGCCCGTAGCAGTCACTAAAAACGTGGCGGCGTTGACGGTACATACTGCGGTCGAGGCGGTAATAGTCGCGTTAGCTTGTGCATAAACATAACGACGACCATCAGAGCCAAGAGTTTGAGTACCCAATTGCGGTGCATCTTCTGCGCCAGAAGTGGGGCCAACATCAGCGGCCAGAGTGATGGTATTGAAATCACACCCCAAAACCGGGGAAACGGTAAACGGTGCAGCCATTTTAATTCCTTTCAGAAATAGGGGCTTACGCCCCGTTTATTTAGTCAGTCAGAACGCCTTGATAACGAGGGCCGGAGCTTGTCAAGTTACCTGCCCAGCCAATCAAGCGCACCATTGCGTCCTGGTTGACGGACATACGGTCGCCGCCAATAGGCACAAAGTTACGGTCACGATGGGGACGGAAGAACAGATACTTGGTATTCAGAAAGTACATGCGGTTCGTGTTCAATTGACCACCGATACCGCCATCCAAATACACATCGCAGTTAAAACCGGCACCAAAGTATTTCAGGCTAGTGAAACCGGCACCGGCTGACGTTTCCGAAGTGATACGCTGAATTGCTTGCAGCGATTCCAGATAGAAACGATAGTAGTTATTACCGGCCACGATGATATCGGGACGATCTGCACCGCGCACCAACTGAACTGCAACCCGGTTCATGTACGATTGAATGTTAGCCACAGAAGCAGCAGCGCCGCCGTCAGTGGTAGCATCAAAAGCTACGTTACGCCAGAACGAGAAGTTAGTACGGTTAATGCCGCCGTAAGTACCGGAACCGGGCGAAGCTGCTACAGCTAAAGCCAAGCCGGTAATATCCTTGCCGCCATTACCAGTGCCGTCAGAGTAAATACCAGCGCTGATATCGTTCATCAGTTGAGCTTCGGCAACCTGAACGCGACCCTCTAGCAAGTCGATGATCTGCTCTTTGCCAGCATTTTGCAGCACTTCCAGACCGCTCATTGAAACAGCAGCGGCATATTGCTTAATGTCAAACTGAGCAGAAGAAATTGGGCTGTTCGGGGTAATGTCGATAATGTCATACCCTGAGAAAGAGCCAGCATTTTCTGTTGCCGGATCGTTATACATAACCTCTTGAAGAATAACGTTACCGCCGGAAAATGGCTTGACGTTACCGCGCTCTTTGAGTTTGTATAACAGTGCGTTGTTGTTGGTAGTGCTGTCGGCTAAAGTGCCGGAACGAGATTGAACGGTGGTTGCGACAATGTCGCTTAAACCTGCAAAAGTGGCCATGATCGGCTATCCTTTCAGTTAGAATCAAATTGCGCTGCAATAATGTCCCGCAGCGAACCTTTAGTACCGGGCTGAACCCCACCAGAAACAGGACTAGAGCCTTTTACACTTACCGCAGCGGTTCTCGCTTTTTGCGCTTGTGCTTGCTCTAATGCTTTCTTTTGGGCTTCTGCGCGTTGCTGATCTAACAGGGATTGCCTGATATCTTTACGCATCCAAACAGCCGTATCGTAGGCTTCTTCTAACGATTCTGCATTGCCGGTTGCCAGCAAATCAGCCATATCGTTACGCACTGCCTCGAAGTGCACTTTGTCAGCAGTCACAAACTTGGCTAATTCTGAATTAGCCCTAGCCTGCTCTTGCTGTTGTATCTGATTTTGCCACAGTTGTTGCTGATTGCGCAACTGTTGCAGCTCGCTCATTAAATAATTTGTTTGCGGGTCGAGTTGTGGCGGTTCCTGCACGCTGTTCAGGTCAATGCCATATTCTTTAGCCAACTGGGAAAAATACTGCGCTTTCGTTACCGGGTCTGATGTTCTAAGAATGGTATCAGCACGCATCAGGGCAGAAATGGCGGTCGGTGCATCTACTCCAAGGCGCTGCAAGTGAGCCTGGTACGGAGCAATGGCAGCATCGTAGGCTTTTGCGCGTTCGCTGTGTGACTTAAATTCGGACACGCCTTTATGGAAGTCTGATTCGCGCCGCTCTGCCTCTGCTGTTAGCAGCTTGATTTCCTCCGGTGTCAGGGCTTCGCCACGATCAGCCTTCAGAAAAGCCTCTTGCGCCGCTGGTTTCCAGCTGGACGGGGCTTTGCGTGGGGCAGGTTCAGTTTGCTCAGTTGGCTCGATCTCTTTCGCAAATTTTCCCGCTTCGTCACGAGGCTGTTCGGTCTGTTCCGGCTCTGGCGTTGGCTCCGGCTTAACTTCCGGGCTTTCCTCGGCTTTTTCTGCGAATGCTTCTTCTAATGCGGTGCGTAAATCACTCATGGTAGGGTTTTCCTATCTGTGCCGCCCAGAATATCCACCTTCCGGTCGGCGTGGCGCATCTCTGCGGACACAATAAGCCAGTGGGGGCTAATAACCTCTCGATGCCATCACTTCGGCAATGGCGCGTTTTCTCAATTCCCGGTCGTCACGGGGCTGTTGTTTCGTCATTGCTGTTTTGATCTCGTTGCCGATCTCAACCAGGCCGTGTTGTTTCAAGTGCGCCCGGTGGTGGCTTCTCGATGTAATCATCTCGCCGGTCTGCATACTTTTGTAAGGTTGAATGTCTGGCATGACATAGGGCGAAGTATTCTCCGGTGCGTAATATTGATCTTTCGGCACCAGTTCGCCGGTTTCAGGGTCTTGGATGAAACTTCCACGAATAGGCTTTTCAGTGAAAATTTTGTCGAAATTTCCTGAAAAGGCATCGTGATTAGTCGGTCTTTGTTTGCTGCCCTTGCTCATAACAATAAAACCTCCAGGTCGTCCTCTTCTATCGCGTTTTCTATTTGCTTTTGTATCAGATTTGCAACTATTCTTTGTAATTTTATATTGTTTTGCAAAAATTGATAGTCAAAATCTGGGTATTTTTCAAAAATCTCGGCTTTTACTTCCGGTATTTCTTCGATGATTTGCGGGTTTTCTTTTATTTCCTCGATGATCTCTTTGATCTGAGGTTTTTCCAACATTTTCTTGTACTTATCCAGCCACCATGCGCCGTAATGCCCACCCGTGATAACTGGCTCAGGCGGGTCAGGCTTCGATGGCGAAGCGCCATCGATTAACTCAAGGCTGAGTAAATGGATCCACATGGATCAGCCAAAAGTCAGCGTACTGATGTTGTTTTCTGCGTCATCTACACGGGAAACGCTGGCAGGTGCTGGCAAATCTGTGGGAGGCGGAATCAAAGTGCGCAAAATGTCAGCGGGCGGAACCGTCAGGATGTTGGGCGCGTAGCCATTGCCAATAACTACAGTCGAGCCATCGTCTTCGGTTGTGCCATTGGCGTTGTCGCAGCTAATAACCTCGCTGGTTTCTGGATCGCGGATCAAAACTTGGATGGCAACGGTTTTTGTGGTCATGATAAATCCTTTGTTAATTGAAAATCAAGCGGAAGCAATAAAGCCAGTCACGTCACCCGCCGCAAGTCCGGTGGCCGTGTTATCGGTCAATCCTCTAGCGGATGTGACTGCGATCTGAATGCCAGTTGAAAAACCTAGCCCGCCAGGGAAATTGACAGTCCGTGCTTGGCTAGGCTCTAAACAAACCTCAAACAGCGCACTTGTGGTGCCCATAGTGACACTTGTGGCATTAAAAAACTTGACATAGCGCCGAGTAACAGCAGCATTGTGCAAATCGTATCCCGCCAGTCTACCGGCCGAACCTTTGATGGATTGCCCTGCGGGGGTTGCCGGAGAGGTTACAGGAGCAGCCGATGCCGCACCCGTCGCTGTGCTTCGGTACTGAATGCCAAAATCACCGATGGCATTAGTACCAGCAGCAATAGAGCCCGTACCGATGTTGGCAGTAACCGTGCCCGATACAGGCTGCGTGCCACTGATCTGGGCCGCTGGAATTGGCTCCGTAGCGTATGCACCCGGCTGAATCTGAATGGTCGCAGTGCCCGATGTCCACGCAGTGGCGCGCACGCGGAACCAATTCAGCCCGTTAACCGCTAGCTCCCAGCCATAAGCGGGAGGTGCGCCCAATACGCCCGATGTCGTCTCAATTGTGTTGGCGTTTGTGCGTACAGCCTGAATGCCAAACCAGTTGCCATTGGTGCCGTTCGTGCTGTTGAGCGATCCCTCAAAAGTAAAGTTGACGCCCGCAAACGTACCAACAACGTACACCATGACGTTAGACACGCGGCTGACGTTAGACGGCACCGCGCTGCTTGCACTTGTGATTGTCCCGGTCACTAGCGGATACCCGGCAGGCTGCACAGCGACCTTAAGCCGCCCTGCTTCGTCCATCTTGAGAATGGTGTAGTCGCCGTCATCCGCTGTCGATGTGTCAGTATCTGATCGAATCGCTAACATCAGATTACCGATTGCGCCTGTAACGTGTAGCGTGTCCTCAGCGTAAGCTGACGCGCTCGTAATCGGCAAAGGCGTTGCCCGTAGCTGCGCGTCAGTCACCGGGCCAGTAACAGGCATCGGGTTAGCCGCAGTTACAGGCGAAGAAATACCATCGCCGCCGATGTCAAGCTTGCTGTAAGGGTACTTAACACCCGCCACATCATCGGCAGCAAACGTATCGCCACCTGTCCCAGGATTGGCCGTAAAGTTATCTGCCATTATTCGCTTTCAATTTCAATGACGCCAATTGCTCGACCATCTTGCCCACGCTCCACAATTTTACGCTTCGGCTTGTTCATTTTGGTAACTGCATCAGCCAACATCGCTACAGCTTGCGCCATGTTGTTTTGTTGGTCGCTCAATATGTTAGCGGCCTGATCTGCCATCATTTTTACTTCGTCGCCAACTTTTTGTAAATGATTTTCGCCCTCGATTTGTACTGATACCGCTGGCTTTTCTGAGGCCTGCGCGGTCATTTGTGCAATTGTGATTTTAGTTTCAGCGTCGATCCTGGCTTTCATTTCTGCGCGTTCTGTTTCAGCCTGCTGGCGCATGATTTCGAGATTCTTGGCTTGTTCTGCTTTGAATTGCTCAATCTGCAAACTTGCTTGCAGCTTAGCTTGCTCGATTTGCCCTTGCGTTTGTATTTTTGCCTGTTCTAGCTGCATCTTGCCCTGTTCGACCTGCATCATAGCCTCGGCTTTCATTTGTTCCGGGTCAGGCTGCGGCTGTTCAGGCGGTTTCGGTGCGTTCAGTTTAGCCATCGCCTCATCAAAAGCAGATTCCATCATTCTGCCGCCTTTGAATGCGCGAACACCAAACATCAGCATTTCACCCATTAAAGGCGCAAGTTCTGGCACTTGTTGTGTAACGGGTAATGCTCTGTCCATGAACTGACCGACCGCACCCAGAAACTCAATCCGGCTTTGTTTTTCGGTGGCTTCGTCCATTTCTACCAGTGAATCAGAGGCAACCTCAATCCTGAACCCTCTGGCTGGCTCAGACTTCAACAACATAATGGCCTGCTCTGCGTATTGAGCGTCCATTGTCCCCATGATTCCAGACATCTCGACAAGGGTCTGTGGTGCGTAAAAATCACACATTATCTGGGCTTTGATTCTCAGCACTTCCGAAGCAAACTGCGCCACTTCGGTCTGTAGGCGTTTCAGTCTCAGTGAAGCGTACTGGCTTTTAATCTGTTGCGCGGTAGCCGTTTCCGAAGCCATCGACGCACCGCGAATGATGTCAGACAGTCCGGTGATCTCATACACTACCTGCTTCGCTTGCTCTCTGGCTGCGTAGCATTCTCTTAAAGCTTGAAGGACAGAATCCAGCGGCATGAAGTCCACGACACCCTTTAGCCCGCCCTTTTCCGCAAAAGCCGCCCAAGTATCCACAGGTATCAACTGGTTATTCACACCCTCGCTTAACATCCTTTGCACACCCTGCTGGCTTGCGTCATAGACACCCACGACTTTAACCGCTTCGACTAACATTGCTATCCTGTTGGTTAGCATGTCAATCTCTTCGGCTTGGTCTTGGTAAAGGCTGTAATCAGCTATGGGTACTAAAGTCTCGGTGGTTTGGGTAGAAAATAAAGGCTTGGGACAAGGCCAGAAATTATCTAAACCGAGCGGGTCGTCTTTAATGTCCAGCGTCTTAGAGTATCCCTCAGACACCCAGAAGACCTGCTTTGTCGTCTTGCTCCATATTTCCCAGACAACGGCTTTTTTCATGTCGTCCAGGCCTTCAACACCCATCTTTTCCATCTCGTCAAGGCCAACAGGCTCGTGAGTTAATGGAACTTGCTTAAAATCCTCGCCGAATCGTTTAATACCGTCCTCTTGGCTCATGTACACCCTACGGGCGATCCATGTCACTTCATCCCAACATCTTGCGGGTGAATATCTAACATCTTTCCAGAAGACATAATCTACCGGGGTACATTCGTATTTATACGGCGCGTTGGGCATGACCTGCGCCTCGCCGCCTTCCTCACCGGGCAAAGCGTCAACAGGTTGGGCTAGTTCTTTTTCCTCGAATCGCACCCACACCGTACCGCGTCCCGGAAGCAATCTGTCAAGTATCGCCAGCCTCATCGAAGCGTCAAAATCGCCCTTGTCAATCTCGTACTGTAAGCAACGTTCTATAATCACCGAGGCAGTGCGTCCTACTGGGTCAGAATCCTTCCAGCGTCTCGATACTTCGGCTCTAGGTGTTTTCCCGTATAGGGCTGGCATCATGGTCTGAATGTTCGACCACAATATATTGAATCGCCTACCGTATGTCGTGAAGTTTTTACGGTCGTCGCGGTAACGCCTGATTATTTTGTCGCCACGCTCAATAAACTTCTCATCTTCACGCTTGGCAAGTTTTAACTCAGCCAGCCATTTTGTGCTTGCATCAACGGGGTTCATGTCGGTATTCCGTATTTTTCAAGAAGCGGCTTGTCGGTCATAATTCTTGACCAAGCTTCTTCTGGGCTTTCCGCAACGGCCACCAGTCTTTCAGGTGTTGCGCTAGTTTTTAACTCTGCGCCATTTGGGAACAAATAATATGCTGTTTTGTCTTCACATTTAACAGGATGCCACATGACATATTGCACCGCGCCAATTTTATCAATGACGGGCGGCCTGGCTTGTGGGTGCGCTTGTACAAATATCATGGGACTATGCTCAGTCTTACCGCGCCATTCGCAACCATAGGCGTACCGTTTGAATATGTCGCCAGTGCGCCCGTCGAGACACACAAAGCGCCATCATTGGCTCTGGGAAGTCCGTTAGACCACACCACATTTACAGGAAGTCCAGCAGTAGCGTCAACGTATCGAATCTGTCCTGCGTCTGTCATTAAAAGACCGTTAGCGTACTCATCACCACCTGTAGCAATAGCCCTGTTTAAGTCACCAGATAAAAGCACACCATTCTGGAATGTGTCTGTCGGCTGAATAGCGCCAGTTCCTAATTGCACTACTTCTGCTGATACTGTAAATATAGACATTAGTATCTTTCCTGATGGCGTTTAACGTCTTGCCACAATTCGTCTAAAGGTGCCGTAATTATGACACCGTTTTGTGCTTTTATGTTGAATTTTGCGGGTTTTTCGGGTTCTTTTGGCTTAATTTGCTCCGCTATCAGGCATCCGTAACTGAATCCGTCGCCATCATGTGACGCCCAATTGTGGTCTGGGTCACTTGAAAATATGCGTCTTTCCTCATCCCATATATAACTCCAAGCGCTTAAACCTTCTAGCCCTTTTTCACATTTGTCGGAAAATTCGCATCTTTGAATAATCCTTC